TAGAGAAAAGCTCAAATGCTTGCAAAACAATATAAAGCCAAGGGTGGAGGTTATAGAGGATAATGGACCCAGCTTCAATAGGACTTGCTATAACGGCAGCATCAAAAGCATTTAGCGCAATCAAGGCTGGATTTGCAGCAGGTCGTGAAATTGAATCTATGGGTAAAGATTTAAGTCGCTGGATGGGTGCTGTTTCAGATGTGGACAATGTTGAAAAATCAGCGAAAAATGCATCTCCACTTCGTAAATTATTCAAAGGCAAAGAAATTGAAGCGAGTGCCATAGAAGCCTTCACTGCAAAGAAAAAGTTAGAGGCACAAAGACAGGAACTAAAGTCATTTATAAATTTTCATTATGGGGCTAATTCATGGAATGAGATTTTACACATGGAAAAAGAGATAAGGCTCCAGAGAAAAAAAGATATTTATGAGAGACAGGAGATGATACGGAAAATATGGGAAGGTGTAGGTTGGGTTGTATTATTTTTTACAGTTGTAGGATTTGTTGTATTTCTTGCCTGGTTATACAAAGAGAGTAGAAAATGACACAAAAAAAATTACAACAAACATCAAAATATAGTTCCTACGATATCAATAATGACGGTGTGGTCAGCGATGAAGAATTTAGTCACATGGCTGAAATAAAGAGACTTGAGCATGATTTACGAAAACAAAGAGCACAAAGACGAATGGCAACTGCCAGTTTAATTGCAATGGCTAGTTTTACTATTGCCATGTTCTTTGTTGATCTTGAAAGAGTTAAAGCACTTTCAGATATTAGCAACCTTTTTTATCTGACAGGCGGTGGCATTGTGGCTGCATACATGGGCGCCAGTGCTATAATGAATAGGAACGGAAAATAATGGTAGCAAAGATTTCAACAATAAAAAGTAAACTTAAATCAGGTAAAAAATTGGGGTTTAGTGAGAGAGCAAGAGCAGTAAACAAAGGATTAATTCCAAGTAAACAAAAGAGAAAAAAGAGAAATGGTAAATAAATGGTTAGAAAAGATCCAAAAGTTGGAACAGGGAAAAAGCCTAAAGGTACAGGCAGGAGACTCTATACTGACGAAAATCCAAAAGATACTGTTAGGATTAAGTACGCAACTGTTGCTGATGCTCGTGCAACTGCTAGAAAGGTTAAAAATATTAATAAGCCTTTTGCTAGAAAAATTCAAATCCTCACAGTTATGGAACAAAGGGCAAAAGTTGCTGGAAAAAATCAACAAGCCCAAATTGCGAAAAGGGCGAAAGAAGCGATCAGGAGACAAAAGAAAACAAGATGAGTAGTCAAACTATAAAATTTTGGGTATAATGAAATATGGCATTAAAAAAATCACAGAGGTCACTTCGTGCTTGGACTAAACAAAAATGGCGAACCAAAAGTGGTAAACCTAGTACACAAGGGAAAAAAGCAACAGGTGAACGTTATTTACCTTCGGCAGCGATTAAGGCTCTTTCTCCCTCTGAATATGCCGCCTCTACGGCTGCTAAACGCAAGGCAACTCGAAAAGGTAAACAAGTATCTAAACAGCCCAAAAAGATTGCTAAAAAAACGGCAAGATTTAGAAAATACTCGTAATGTTATGGAGAAGTTAAAATATGCCAGTAGTAACCCCTGATCTTCCAGATATATTTCAAGAAGCCTATGAGAGGGCTGGTCTTGATATGAAGACTGGATATGACTTAAAAACAATTAGAAGATCGTTTAATATTCTTACTGCGGAGTGGCAAAACAGAGGGTTAAATCTTTGGACCATAGCAGAGGGAACACAATCGTTAACATCTGGAACTTCTACTTATACCTTGCCTACGGATACTGTAGATTTATTAGAACATCAAATAAGAACAGGTACAGGAACAAATCAAACAGATACAAATTTAACAAGAATAACTGTTTCAACATATGCACAAACAGCAAATAAGAACGTGACAGGTCGACCCACACAAATATTTATACAGAGATTAAGTGATAAAGTAGATGTGACATTTTATCCGATACCAGATAGTGCACAGACATATACTTTATTTTATTACAGAATAGTAGGCATTGACGGAATATCATCAGGGATATCAGGAACTACCACATCCTTTATTCCTCCTAGGTTTGTGCCTTGTTTAGTTTCTGGTCTTGCCTACTATGTAGCAATGAAAAGACCTGAAGTGTCTAATAGAGTTTCTGCACTTAAGCAGGAGTATGAGTTTCAGTTTGAACTAGCAGCAGGCGAAGACTCTGACAGCGCATCTGCTAGATTTGTACCATACAACACATTTTTTGGGAGTTAAATTATGCCACAATACAAAATAAAAAGTGGAGACACTTTATCACAAATAGCAAAATCAAAAGGATTTACCCTTAAACAACTTATGGGTGCTAATAAAAATATAAAAGATCCTAATAAAATTAAAGCAGGAGCTACATTACAGTTACCCTATAGTGCGACTAGTATGATGGGAGGATCTTCTAAAACTAGAAGCAAGAGAGATGTAGGAACAACAGGTCGTGGACCATATAGAGGAATGTCAAAATCTGAAATGACTAAAATGTCCATGAACAAGAAAAAAACAACAGCAAAGCCTAAAGCATTAGCTGCAAAGCCTACAAAAAGACCATCTTCCATAGGTGCGAAAAAACTTACTGGAACTGCTGGTAGAAGACAAAGAAGAATGACAAGGAGAGCATAATGCCAATTGAAATAGTGCCAAAAAGAAAGACTGACAGAAGTCGATCAAAAGATAAAATGAAAAAGAGAATGACACCTAAGTCTAAAACTTCAAAGACATCTAAAGCTGCTGCACCTTTTATTATGCCAGGTCAAAAAAAGATGCTTGACAGAATGATGGGTAAGTCCAAGCCACAAACACTAAAAGGTGGAGGCGGTTTAAAAGCTGTGCCAGAGGGCAATAAAGGCAAAGGCTTAAGTAAGTTACCAACAGAGGTTCGTAACAAAATGGGCTACATGAAAAAGGGTGGCAAGGTTATGAAGATGCGTGGTGGCGGAGCTGCAACTAGAGGGTTAATGTTTAATAATAGATAATGGCAGGATTAATATGCAATTTACCCTCCATAGAAGTTTGGGTTAGAAAAGAATATTTAAGGGACTTAGATGATGGTTTTGGAGAATTTGTAAAAGGTGTTTGGGTTACAGCAAAATCTATACCTGGGCGAGCTTTTTATTTTGAAACTTATTTGCCTGATTATGGTGCTTTATTTGATAAACTACCAATATCAGCATTTGTTTCTAGACCAGAAGTTCCCAAGACAGATATGGACCTTACCAACCTTCAGTTTTGGAATTGTATGGATTATGGAGTCGTAGCAGTGCAAAAGCAGTTTATATCTACAATGGAGTATGAGGTATATACTAGAGATCATGGTATACAAAAAGGTGCTTATATTTGTACATTAGATAACTATCATTATGACTGTGATCAAATTGACTACAGCACTAGTGAAACACCAGCAGAGCACAAATCATCTAATCTTATTGAATTAGATAATGGTCAATATTGTCTATATCCAAACAACAGAACTAGAATATTTGATAATTCTTTATCTCCAAAGAAACCTTTAAAACCTGACTTTAAAGTTAGCACTATAGAGTATCAGGTAGAAAATGGGCAAAACTTTAGATTAGGTGAAACAGATCAATATTTTTATGAGTTAGATAGTGACAAAAGCTAGAGGAAAATACGCATATGGATTTTGTGATAGATCAGGATTTAGATATGATTTGCATGATCTTGTGTATGAATTTAGAAATGGCGTAAGAAATGGACTACGAGTCGGTAAAGATATGGTTGATCCAGATCATCCTCAAAACTTTCTAGGTAAAATTAAAGCTGAAGATGCTCAATCTTTAAATGATCCTAGACCAGATAAAAGATCTGAGCCTGATGTAGAAAGAATATTAATTCAAAATCCTTTTACATCTGCGGTAGCTGGAGGTGGTAGCACAGTAATAACAGTTACAGAAGCAACGCATGGCAGAACATCTGGTGACACTGTAAGATTTAGAACATGTCAACCATTTGATGGTATTTCAAAAAGTGCACTTGAACTTTCTTCTGGTTATTCTATAACTGTGGTTACTACAGACACATATACATTTACTGTTGCTGAGTCATCAACATCAGGTAATATAAAAGGGGGCGGAGACTTTGCTACAGCAGGTCCTGTAACGATAACATCATGAGTTTTACATTTGCAGAACTAAAAACAGCAATACAAGATTATACAGATAATACTGAAACAACTTTTGTAAATCATTTATCTGATTTTATAAAGGGTGCAGAAGATAGAATATTTAAGAATGTAGATTTAGAATTATTTAGAAAAAACGTAACATCATCATTAACAGCGTCTGATAAATTTTTAACTATACCATCTGATTATTTAGCTTCATTTTCTTTACAGATAACCACATCTGGCAGTGAAGATATTTTATTACAAAAAGATGTAAACTTTTTACAGGAGGCTTTTCCAACTTCAGCAAGCACAGGTGTACCAAGATTTTATGCAGTGTTTGATGTTAATAATTTTATTTTAGCACCTACACCAAATTCAAATTACGCAGTTGAGTTGCATTATTATTATAAGCCCACAAGCCTTACTGCTGGAGCTGACAGCGGGACAACATGGATAAGCACCAACGCACCTTTTGCATTGCTTTACGGATCGTTAGTTGAAGCGTATACTTATATGAAAGGTGAGGCTGATATGATGCAACAATATGAAAAAAGGTTTACTGATCAATTAATGAGATTGAAAGATTTAGGCGAAGCAAGAGAAAATGAAGATGCGTACAGAGTAGGTTTACCTAGAGCGCAAAGGACATAAGGAGTAGAAAATGGCAACAGCAAATGCAGCAACCACCTTTTTAGAAAATAGACTTTTAAGTTTTATTTTCAAAAATAATGCCGCATCGTTTAGTTCACCAGGTGATAGCATTTATGTTGGACTAGCAACGGCAGTATCTAACTTTAATGATTCAACTGGAGAGTCTGGAGATCCAACAATAACAGAAGCAACTTTTACAAATTACGCTAGAGTACAAGTTACTGCATCTAATTGGACACTAACTGCTGAGTCAGCAGATACACAGACAATAAAAAATGCAAACAACATAGAGTTTGCCGCCTCTGGCGGAACTAACAATACGATCACTCATGTCTTTGTAGCAACTCACGCAAGTGCTAGTTTAGATGTTGTGGGATCTGGTGGTAATGTTTTATTTATAGGTGCACTTGATGCAAGTAAGGCAATAGCAAGTGGTGACATATTTAGAATAAATGCAAACAACTTAACGATAGAGCTTAAATAATGGCATTAGTATTAAACGATAGAGTAAAAGAAACTACCACTACAACTGGCACTG